AACGTGCTAGCCAACCATAAGTGGTCTTGACATGCCGATCATTGACACGGCGTATACTTTTAGCAACTTGTTGCTTGCCCGCAACATCTAGATATTGGGCGATGAATTCTTTAGCGTCCTTGTTATCGTAAAAGTGATTATACCAATTGAACGCCTTAGCGAGTTCCCAATCAGTCGCAACCGTCTCTGGATTGAAAAGAGGTTCGGGACCGATATGCTTCAAGTCAAAGTCTTTAGGCTTCAACTCTCTGATTTCTACTTTGTGCTTTACCATGACAACTCCGTTGTTGTGATCATTTATCTATTTTAAGTCAAATTACGGCTAAAGTCAATACCTTTATAAGTCATTGATTTATCGACTAAATACTACTATGCCCAAATTATCGCTGTATACCCCAGTAAAACAGAATGACTACAAGTTTTTCGATAGAACGATTTCGGAGCAATTTACTGTGGGCGGCACAGACTTGTACATACACAAGTATATAGGACCAGTAGCGCAGACACCTAGCGTTGACTTTACACAGCCTCAGTATCTTACACCAGATCCTACACAGATACAGGATTTACTATTTTTAGAAAACCGTGACAGAAAGTACGACACTAACATTTATCGTTTGCGTGGTCATTATAACGTACAGAACCTAGACTTCGATCTAAGCCAATTTGGCTTATTCTTGAATAATGACATAATTTTCATAACCGTTCACTACAACGACATGATCGATATCGTTGGCAGAAAACTCATGGTGGGCGATGTTCTTGAACTACCGCACTTGCTTGACTATAACCCATTGAAAGAAACTATACCAGTTGCACTAAAACGTTTCTATCAAATTACAGACGCAAACTTCGCAAGTGAAGGATTCAGTCAAACTTGGTATCCGCATTTATGGCGCATCAAGTGTGAGCCATTAGTTGATAGTCAAGAATTTAGCAACATACTCAAAGAGCCAATCAATCAAGACAACTATTTAGGTGATTATGATACTGGTAAAACATATCCGCCGGGTTATGTAGTAAGTTGGGGCGATAAAAATTATATTAGTATAGTTGAAGTACCGCCAGGTAAGAACCCACCTGACCCTGCGTACTGGCAACTTGATCCTAATCAGAATCTCAAAGACATATTATCAACTTATAATAGAAATCTTGAGATCAACAATGCTCAACTTGAAGAAGCAAAACGTATCGTACCTAAAGCAGGTTATGATCGTAGTCAATTATATGTTGTACCTACATATGGTGAATTTGAAAGTAACAATACACCGTCTGGTAAACTAAATCAACCTGCACCGCCTGTCGCTGTTGTAACTAGCAGCAAGGGTTCGCCAAGCACTACTGTGACAGGTAGCGTGTTTATGATTCGCAATCCTAAATATAGAAAGCCTAGCGCAGCGATCAAGGTAAGTAAAGAGGCATTGCAAAGCATCTGGGATATGACCGCTGATATGGATCATAGGCAGATAGTAGACAAATTTATACAAGCGAGTTTGAGCGTAGGTGAGTTAGCTCCGGAAAAACTAGACACAGGTTCTGGACAGATCGAAGGCGTCAAGTATCTAACAGTACAAAGTTTAGGTCCAGTCACTGGACCTTATGGTACTGCTGACAATACCTATGCTACTGCTGATGCTGACCCAACTGCCCCAGGATTTACTGGTACAATTAGTACTGAGATGGACTGGCGCGCAGACTGCGATCCCGCATTCCAATTTATAGCAAGAGCAAGTCCAAGAAGTTTCGGCTACACATCAGGATATCTTGATGGTACAGGTCAAGCTCCTAACGGTGAGCCAACAGGTACAGGCATCGCCTTCCCACAAAGTCCGCAGGTCGGTGATTACTTCTTACGTATAGATTATATGCCCAATATACTATATCGCTGGGACGGACAGTTATGGGTACGTATATCAACAAACGTCAGAACAGATACAGGATTTGGTGCTGACGATAAATCAGAACTATCAAGTTTCATAAATAACCAAGGTGAGATATTGATCAATAATACAGGTGAGGTCGTTCCACAACGACAACCATTATCAAGTTTGCTATCACTAGCACCAGATGATATACCACCTCAACCCTAAGAGTAAAGCATGGCACAATTTTTTTACGACAATCAAGTACGCAGATTTCTAATACAATTTGCTAAAATTTTTAGTAACTGGTATGTCACTAAAGGCAAAGATCCCAACGGTAATGATATATTAGTCCGTGTACCTGTGATGTATGGTGATGCAAGTAGACAGGCAAGCACGATTATTGCTAACAATAGTGCAAGTAATTTACCAAGTGCGCCATTGATAACTTATTATATTAGCGGTTTAGAATATGATCAACGTAGAACGCAAGAACCTACTTTCATAGACAAAGTACAAGTAAGACAACGCGCTTACAATCAAGAAACACAAAGTTATGAAACTACCCAAGGACAAGCCTTTACAGTAGAACGTTTGATGCCTGTACCTTATACATTACGTATACAAGTTGATATATGGACTACGAACTATAATCAAAAATTAGAAATCATTGAACAGTTAGGAACACTATTCAATCCTAGTTTAGAAATTCAAAGCACAGATAATTTCATTGACTGGACATCACTAACAGTCGTATATCAAGATGGACTAACATTTAGCAGCCGCAGCATACCTCAAGGAACAGGTAATCCTATAGATGTGATGAGTTGGAAATTCTACATGCCTATATGGATCAGCACAAGTGCTAAGTTGAAAAAGATGGGTGTCATCAACAAGATTATTGCTAGCATATACAAAGGCAAAGCATTACAAGATATACAAGATGATGATTTATTGTTAGGTACAAGACAAAAGATCACACCATATGGTTATAAAGTATTGTTAGTAGGTAATACGTTACAATTGCTACCTGCAAATGAAGCGTTCTATCCTCCTAATACTGATCTTGAAAATCCAACCAATCCAGACACAAATCTATACTGGACAAGTTTGCTAAACGTTTATGGTAAGTTCAAGCCAGGTATCAGTCAGATATGGTTACAGAATCCATATATGGAAGATGATATAGTAGGTACAATTGTCCCTGATCCAATGGACGATAGAATATTGATCTACAATATTGACCCAGATACATTACCGCAAAATACACTAGACCCGGTTGATAGTGTTGTAAACCCTTTATTGCAGGGCCCAAATGCTGGATTACCCGGACCAATCAATGGTCGCAGATATCTGATTGTTGAAGATATCGGAAGCGAAGGCAGCAGCACAGTTGCCTGGGGCAATTTAGTAGCAAGTGCTAATGATATCATAGAATATGATGCAAGCGCAGGTGAATGGTCTGTATCATTTGACGCAAGTGAAAGTACTACCGTAGAATATGTTACCAATCTAACTACTAATATCCAATATCGTTATGTACAACAAGAAGGTCAATGGATGAAATCATATGAAGGTTGGTACGATCAGGGCGACTATAGTATTGTGATTTGATATTGTATTTGCTATAATAATAAAATCATGAAAAATACCTCGGCAGGATTATTCTTCTATAGCAAAAATACGGGCAGGTTTTTATACTTGCTGCGTAGCGACAGCAACTATAGTTGGGGTGTGCCCGGTGGTAAGATTGAGAAAGAAGAGACACTTCTAGAAGGTATTGAAAGAGAATGCATTGAAGAGATTGGTTATTTTCCAACAGATGCAAAACTAGTTCCAATTCAAAAATTTGTCAATAATAGTTTTACATATCATACATTCTTTTGTGCAGTTGATGATGAGTTCGTACCTGTACTAAACGATGAACATATAGGTTATGCATGGGTAGGCATGAATCAACATCCCAAACCAATGCATCCCGGATTATTCAGCACAGTAAACATTGACATCGTTAGAGAAAAGTTAGAAACACTCACAAAATAAAAACGGGGCATAAGCCCCGTTTCTACTAGTCATATGACTATTTACTGCGCTAAAAACATTTGAACTGCTTCGACCCCAGTAGCACCTAATAGTGCTGCTGCTCCCATCAGCATCCATTTTATTTTCTCAAAGCCGGATACTTTTTCTGAGAGTTCTTCATGTTGCTTTACTGAAATGTC